TCTCTTTGAGTATAGGTAGCTCAGGAAGATATATGTTCACGTAACTCATTTTCTTTAAATTTTTATTTCCAGTTTTATATTTAGGCCAGTAAGGGCAGTGTTTACATTTACTACCACAGCAGTATCCTCTTTCAAAATGATACTGCTCAGTTGTAACTATCCTTCCATTATTATCATAGTAAAAGTCAACATCTCTTATCATATATAAATACACTTATCAAGTTTGCCAATATTTACTTTTCTTATCAAAATGCTTTAAATCATTAATTAAAAATTTATAAAAATTTATAATTAAATGTTTTACCATTCCTACATATCCAAGTGTTTTGAATCTTCTATCATCTTGTCCTATGAAATGATTCATAACGTAAAATTCAGTAGGTGAGAAATTTTGGGAAAACAAAAAGTCTTCTGAGTTATCGGATGTTGTGCTGAACTTGCCAAATTGATTAAATTTTTCTCTACATACGAAAAAATAAGCTCCTATTGCAAAAGGATATTTTAAGCTCAAAAGCTTATGTATGTAATTATATACCCAAAAGGCAAGTTTAGATATGTAACTTTTACTATAAGATTTTAGCTTACATGTAACAAGTTTATACCCCTGTGTACCTTTTGCAACAGTGTCAACAAGAGTATTAGAGGTAAAAAGTCTTACATCGGCATCAATGAAGCACAGGAAGGGAGTTTCAGCGAATAATGAACCATTATTTCTTCCCTCACTTACTGTTCCACCATTAGTTATTACTATGTCGATATGTTTGTATTTATCTGCTTTCTCCATAACAATTTGTACGGTACGGTCGAAAGAATCAGCATCAGCGACAATAACTTTAGTGCCTAAAATATCATCTTGATTTGCTATGTCATCAAGAATGTTTCCAATATAATTTTCTTCATTCTTACAGGGGATAATTATAGTTACTTGTTTAGAAAGCATAATGTAAATGTATTGTCGTCGTTATGAATTATATATGAATTGTTCTCTATCCAATCCCCACAGTTAAGGTAATGTACACTACCTATAAACTTATTCTCTGGTTTATGTATGTGCCCGCATATAACTCCTTTACATCCTCTTGATAAAGCTTGTCTTGAAAGTTCATTTTCAAAGTTAGTAATGAATTTTACGGCATCTTTTACTTTTTGTTTTAAGAATTTACTTAAAGATATCTTCATACCTAAAAACTTAAATAACTTATCGATAGATATTGCTAGTTCATATCCTGATGCACCTATTTTACCTAGCCAATGTAGCCTTACTACTCCGTCATACTTGTCTCCATGTGTGATAAAATAATCGCCATATATATACTCATCCACAATTCTTATGTTACCGAACTCTAAGTCTTCAAAGGACCTTAAAAAATCATCATGATTACCAGTTATGTATATAACTTTTGTACCTTTTTTAGAAAGTTTGAGTATTCTCTGTAGAACGTTTGAATGAGTTTGTGGCCAAAAATGTCTCTTCTTTAATAACCATCCGTCAATGAAATCTCCAACAAGAAACAGATACTCAGGTTTGTATTGTTTGAGAAGTTCTAACACTTTTGTGTCATTACAACCTTTTGATCCTAAATGAATATCCGATATAAATAATGCTTTTATCATAATTATGTAAACATGCTAGAGCCGGAGAAGAATTTATTAGCGATTTCGTTCATACTTGAGGACTTAGTAGCAGAAACTAAATCTATATCTACTTCATTTTCTATCTCAATATGACCATTGTTAGTATCCATTTTAACGTTATAGGTCATTCCATCTCTTCCGTATCTGTTTTTCATGACATGTATACGACCTGTACCTAATACTTTATCCTCTTTTTTTCTTGAAAGAGATAGACAGATATCTGCAACCATCATTTTATCATAAGATCCTGCTGCTTTATCTCCTTCAATAATGTCATCCTTTGCACCCATACGGTTTACTTGGGATGGGGTAATTACGGGAATTCTGAGTTCCTTGGCAAGAGCTTTAGCACCAATAAACACATCGTCAATCTCATCCTTACGTTCTCTAAATTTGTTAGAAGGAGGTTTTAAGTAATCCACGTAGTCTATAATCACAAGATCAGGTCTATGGTCCATATCCATACATTTTTGAATATGAGACTTGATAGTAGAAATAGAGGCAGATTTAGGAGCATATTCCTTTACGATCAACTTACCTTTAAGCCTTTCCATTATGTCCTCAACATCTCTTCTATAATTGCCTACTTCGTCTATACCTTTACCTGTAAAGTAACAATCGAACCTTTTTCCTACATAATCTTCACCTAATTCTAATGTATAATAATTTACATTATAGCCTAACTTAACAGCATGTGCTGCTGCTGCGACCATAGTCCAGGAGTTATGAGATAGTATTCCGTTACTATAGTAACAATGTACGTCCCTAACGGTCATATCGTAGAGAACAGAAACTTCATCTGATAGTACAGAATCAATTAATTCAGTCACTCCTTCTTCTGTAACTACCTTATCCCCTACTTTTAAATCTTTTATTTCTATCCATTCACCATCTTCTGATTTCAGAAGGTGATTAATAGAGGTACTTAAAGATATACCATTGGAAAAACTTGAAGTAACTTTATGTTGTTTTTCCGTTGTAAATAACGCATCGACTGGTTGATAACCGTAAGGTGTTTTAACTTTTAGATCAAACTCAACTCCGTAGTGATTATTCTCATAAGGATAAATTCCTAAATTGAAAAATAAATCACCTATACTCATTACTTCCTGTACGGTTTCTACCTTGCATCTATCATCGTTTAAAACATTGTGCAATTGCCAACCATAAAAATGTATGCCGTCGAAATTAAACTCTTCCCATGGATCTATAGTTAACTCATAAGAAGCACCAATAGAATTAATTAAATTTAATATATACTTTTTATATTCTATTTCAATCTCAGTGTCAGAATCTACGCACTTACCTCCACCTGGAGATCCAAATACTATTGCTAGATCTCCTGGACCCCATCCACCTTGTATTTCTTTATTTAGAACAGGCCAAGGTGTAGGAATCGTAGGACGGTAATCTTGACGGTATCTTGTTTCTATATCTTTGTTGTATTCGTGTCCCAAGTTCTTATCTAATCCGGCTTTAAGTGCCTGTTCGATTCTAGTTCTGATAGAGTCGTAATCTCCTACACTTAGAAGATCAGCACTTTCAATTAATGCTTTTTTAAGTTCTTGATTTTTGCAAAACTTAGTAAATTCTTCTTGAACGTAGTCTACATCTTCTTGAGATGCTTCATATGAGTTTCTTAATTCTTCTTTTACTGCAACTTGTAAGATTTCATTTTCTATTTTCTGAAGTTCTACTTTTAAGACTTCAAGAGTAATATTAGTATGATACTTATCAAAGTAATCTAAAATTGCTTTTACAATCCATTTATGTGAGTCTGTATCAAAGTATTCCGGGCTTAAAGTGTCTCTTACGTTCATTAAGAATTTTTTGTCAGTGAGAAGAGAGCCTAAAACTTTTAATTGAAATCCTTTTCCGAATTGATTAAGTTTTGAAAGTGTTGTCATTTATGATTTATAACCTATTTGTAAAATGTTAATGGTCTGAATGTTTCAAGCCATCCTTCTGTATTTGCATTGATCGAGTCTATTTTATCATGTTCCAGATAACGACTGAATAATGCGGAATTAAGTGTAATTTCTACATCTTCTATATCATTTAATATAGTGATCTTTTCTTCATGTGTCAACCTAGGACTCTGTAAATTCATTATATCGTAATTTTTTTCAACTTTGTCCCATTCGTATATTATGTTGGCAAATACTTTATGCTTATTAGATAAGTTTTGTTCACATAGCTGATAAATTTTATCTAATTCTAAATTTTCTTTATCTACTAATTCAGGAAATTTTTTTATTAATGTCTTAATACCTAATCCTTTTACTCCTGATAAATTATCCGAACTGTCACCTGTCAAAGCTTTGATTAGAAGATAATTAGACGGATGTACCCCTATGTGCTCTTTTACGTTTTTAATGTCTATTAGTTCCTTTTTGATAGGAGAATAAATAGAGATATTATCAGATACAATCTGCAAAAAATCTTTATCTGAAGATACTATAGTAACTCTGGAGCCTTGTTTGGCTTTTTCCTGTGCAATAAAAGATATAACGTCGTCTGCTTCTGTCTTATCATACATTACAACTGTAACAGGAAGACATTCTAAATAGTCCATCAAACGTTCAAGTTGAAGAGCCATAGATTCTTTCTCTTCTTCTTTTGTATCAAACATCCCCCAATTAGTAATCTTAGTATTATCTCTTTGAGCTTTATAATTGGAATTAATATTCTGTCTATTCATAGCAGACCCTCTTCCATCAAATACACATATTATCTTTGTCGGATCTAAAATACGAGTAAGATAACCTAATGAACGAAGAAACCCTAGAAGACCACCAACATGGTGGCCTCCTGGGTTCATGGATTTAAGCATGACGAAACTCCTAATGAAAGTATTAAGGGAATCGACAAGCATTAAGTGATCGTTTAATCTAGGTGCTGGTCTTTCCTGGAGATTGTTTAG